ATTAGCTTGCCCATAACTAGGAGGCACAATGGCCGAATACAAACAAAAAGAAAACAGCTTTACGCTGTGGAAAAACAAGTTCAAAAAAGATGGCGATAAAAAGCCTGACTATACTGGAAACGGTATCGTAAACGGGAAGAAGAAAGACTTTTCTTTATGGATTAACGAAACCGACAAGGGAGATAGGTATCTTAATGGCCAGTTTAAAGACGAATACAAAAAAGATACGCCATTCTAGTGCTTGTTAATGATCAGGGGGGCTACAGCCCCCTTTTTCAACGTATTTTATTTAAGCGATACTTATATCCAAAAAGTTTTTTTACGGCCGTATTCGGCAATATAGAGGGGGTTTTTTGAGGGCAATGTTTGAAATTTGCACTAAAACAAATAAGTTGTGTGGTTTTTGTGGATTTTCGTATTACAATCCAGAAACAGAAGAAAATGATGATAAATCTAAAATGTTTTGTGGTGTTGCTGGCAGTTACGATACTTTAGTTTCATCACTTCCTGACTGTTGGTTGAAGATGACAAAGAGTCAACGGTCTACATATACAAGAAAAAAGAAAGATGAATATTTTTCACTATCAATAAGGAGAAATAAGTAATGGATATACTAGATGATTTTTCAGGTAGAAGCAGAGAGACATTAACATATCATTGTATTAAAGAAGATTGTAATAATTTTCACGTATCAGAAATAGGTGGTGGTCATTTATATATGATCTGCAAGTTACATGGAGAAGAAAGACCTTTGATGAGATGCGATGGTAAAACAGAAAGAGATTTAAAAGAAGAGCCAGAAGTAAAAGATGCACTACCAAAAGAACAGGCAGATGAAATATTACATTTAATTACAAGTTGTTTAAGTAGCAGATTGGTTGGCAACGAATATTTTCAGAAATTAGCTGAGTTCTGGAATAAGAATGGGTTTCCAGAATATGCAGAAGAGTTTTACGAAAGGGCTAAGGGTTAAATGATTTTTCGTATTTTTTTTGAACTCTATCAAATATTGCATTATGATCAACGTCATCATAGAAGATTTGATTTTCTGGATTAGATCTATTCCAAGCATCCATAACCCGATATGCTTCTTGCTCTCTATCTTCTATAAATAGGTCTAATATTCTGCTCCTAGTAATACCTTTTCTATATCTTGTATAAGTTTCTTTTTGACCGGGAGTTTCAAATTGCATTGCAATTCTTCTGGGAACAGTACCTAATATGGGTGCAAAATATTTAGGGGATCTTTTGTATGCTCCTATACCATAAGTATGTAAATCTTTACCTACCCTTTGAAATGCATCAATCCCCTTTAATGCATCCTGTATAATGGCAGGCTTAAATAAAAACTCTAAAGCTCTAAATTTGTTTTCATTAGCTATTACATCAGTAACAAATCCAAATGCACCTACGGATGCTATGTGATCAAGAAAATCACCTACGGTATATTTTGACATGTCTGTTTCAACATCTATTCCCATTACATCTATGTTTGTATTAGGAGGTAGTCCCGGTAAGAATACTCTGCTTTCATCATAGACCTCATCTTCTCCTGCAAAAAAATTATTTAACGCTTTCTTTGACCAAACAACTAACTGAGATCCAAATAAACCTCCGGCACCTAATCTTAACATTGGTAAGAAATTACCCCTAGCCAATTCAAACCCAAGCTCTTCTCTAATCCAATTAAATTGTTTATAGCCAAATCTTTTAAATAAAATAAATGGCCTAAACCTAGGATCATTAAAAAACAAGGGATCGTTTAAAACATTTTTTTGTAGTTGTGCATCCCTTGCGAATCTGTAAACAGCTTCAGCTTCTTTTGAGGTAGCTATCGTCTTTCTACCTTCAGGTGTTTTTACAGTTTCTTCTCTAACAAGTTCCTTTCTAGATATGTTTTCTGACAAACCCAATCTCCTAAGATTTGCCTTGGCCCAATTACTCCTAGCCCCTATCCTACTATTTCTTGCTTTCAATAAACTATTGATATATTCTCTACCAGCCGCCGCCGCTACATACTGGTTTACTTTATTTATTCCTTGAAATAAACTAATTTTTGTAACCCCATCAGCTATTCTAGACATCTTTCTATCAGTAGGTTCTAATCCATACATCATCTGTGAAATACTTAAAGTAGATAAACCAGACCTAGCAACTTCTTTTCTATATTGCTTGTCAGTTGATAGTTTGTAACCACCTTTAAATGTATTCCAGTACCCCGCTTTTACAGCGGTAGATACTAAAGTTTGCGTTAAGTTTGGTATAGTTGCATATCCAAGACCTATTTTAGTAGCAACTTCAAAGTCTACTAAAGTAGATAAAAAATCTTTTGCTCTAGGGTCATAATTTTTAGAAGGCTTCACCTCTATTTTATTAGTAAATGTATCAAAAAGTTGGTCTAAAAACTTCTCTTCCTGTCTTAATAGTTTTTCTTTTGTGTAATCTCTTTGAACATGTGCCTGATTTGCTAAACTTCTTAACGCAGAAAGTCTTTGCTCTATAACCTCTCCTTTGGGGCCAAAGTTTTCAACATAAGCAATCCTTCTAGCCAAGTCTGTTGCGTACCTAGTTAAAACAATTCTTGCATCTCTTTCATACATATAATCAGGCAATTCATATTTTCTAGATTTTTCTACATTTCCCATAATGCTAAACCTTTGATGTAGTACGTCATCCCTGAGAGTAGAAAATGCCTCTGCTAAAGCTCTATCTTTATCAAGTCTTTTATTTTGACTCCTAGCCTTTTCTTGAAACACATTAGCGATGTGCTCTAACGCATCTTTTGTTTTTTGATCTATGCTTCTAGATTGCATCAATGCATTAACCTTTTCAACCATTAGTGGCTTACTAGACAATCCCTTTCCCTCAAAGCTTACATCTTGAGATATAATTTTAAATATATCACTGCCTAATACATCTAAATATTCTGACTTTACTTTATTTGGAAAATAGTTTTTACGAAACTCAACGACTGGAACTCCTGCTTTTTTTGATAGAGAGTATTGCTTGTTTAAAAAAGACCTTACTTTTTCAACATCCACATCGCTCTGCCTATCTGGATCTTGTGTCCTTCTACCAAGTCCTTCAAAGTATTCTTTAGCCTGCTTTTCAGTTCTTAATTTTTTTATGCCGGTAGGAGTTTCTACCTCAACCTGACCAAATAACTTTTTAAAAAACCCTCCATTATACAATCCAATACTTTGCAATTCTTGAAGACTTGTCCCTGTTAATACAACCCCTCTAGAGTCTGCTTTATTTATATCTTTTACTGTACTGATGCCAAACTGACTTACTGCTCTGTTTTTAGACTGCCTCAAAAATTCTGGTATCATTTTAGTATAAACAGCAGATTGGGGAACTAAGTATTCATCAGACACCTCCCTTTTAAATTCTTTAAATATTTTATTAGCCAAACTCTCTTTTCTCAAAGTGTCTAAAAATTTTACCCTTTCTATTGGAGTCATTTGTGAATAGCCAGTTTTAGCCTTAGACGTATCAACCCTTCTTCCTGTTATTGATTCAACTCTATTTATAATTTCTTGAGTATTTAGATTTAAATCTTTTTTGCCTAACCTACTAAAGACCTCTTGCCTTCTAGACTTTTCTATTTGCTGAGAGTTTTTCATGTTAACTCTAGATTTAGACCTAGCAAATCCTCTCTTTGTAAAGTCAGTCCCCGATATTTCTACATCTTTGTTACTTTTAATGTCTCTTGCTTTAACGTAATCAACCTGTTTGCCTGAAGGGGTTTCTTTTGATTGAAACTCAACATTGTCTAACTTTACCCCTTTTCTGTCAGACCAAACAGCCTCTTTGGCTTCCGTGCTTTTCTTTGCCTCTGCAAATGCTTTTGCGGTATCTTTTGTTGTCAACAAAGGATTGTCTTTTCCAGCTAGTTTCATTGCTGTTTTTGGAACCTTTCTTGCTAATGTCAAACCTCCTATAACGCCAGCCGCATGAATATAGTCATCTATTTTTGGCAACTCTCCCTCCATTACCGGGGAAAGCGTTCCAAACTCAGCAGTTTCTAGGGCTTTTGTAGCAGTTGTATAAGCTATTTTCTCTACTGCTGTTTTCGGAGTACCTAAACTTTTTATAAGGTAGTTATTCATGGCCTTTCCAGACCCGGCTGTAACACCACCTAAGACAGCACCTTTAGATGCATCGGCCAATGTCTGTATAAAACTAATGTCTCCAGTTTGTATTTCTTGACCTAATGCAGACTGCAAACCACTGTAAAAACCTAAGCCAGTAGCACCTTTTACACCTTCTTCTAATATGCGATTTGATACTATTGGCTTTATTTTATCTATCAATTCGTTAGCAGTCTTAGTAGTAACCCCGCCTTGCTTTGATAAAACCTGAGATGCCTTTACAGCATTAGTTTCAACAAGCTCTTCAACTACATCTGTTGCTAATTTGCGATTTAACCCAGAAAAAGAACCTTTTTGAAGTGCTGACACGGCGGCTCTTTTAGTAGCACCTCTAACAGCAAAACCACCAATTCCCCCACCAGCCGCCATTGTACCTATGTCTGTCAAAGTAAAGAACGATGTGATGGTTGATAATACATCACCAACAACTCCTATGTTTTCTTCTTCGTAACGAGAAATATCAAACTTTTTATCACCCGTTGCTATTTGATAAGCCAAGCCTTCAATGCTATTATTATAACCCACCTTAGCCCAAGTCGGAAGCCATTCTCCGGGTACAAAACCATAAAGCTTCTCATCCTTAGAGGATTTATTTACTTCGTCACTAACTACTTGCTTTGCAATGTTTTCATAATAATTAAAATCATTGCTTACACCCTGTGATTTTTGATGGGATTGATCACTGAAGTATTGCAACATATCTTCAGATCCCTGATATTTATTTTGATTGTTGGATGCCCTGTCTATTAGATTTGAGTAGTATGAAAAACTATCGTTTTGATTAGACATGGTAATATTTATTATTTAAAATTTTCTAATATATCTAAAGCTTGTTGATCGCTAATTTGTGTTGGCCCAACAACCCTAACTGAAGATGCACCAGCATCTTCTTCTGGTGCATCTTGTCCAAAAATAGGGCCACCGGGAATTGGTAAAGGAAGACCACTAGCAACATCTCCAATACCTTTAACTAAACTCTCAATAATTTTATCACCAACAGGAACATCTCTACCTTTTCCATATAAACCACTTGTCACATATTGCCTATCGTCTTTAACAACTTCTGTTTCACTGTTAATTTCTGTGTCCTGTTTCTTATCAATCGAAAGTAATTCATCAGCGGCACTTTTAAATATATTGTAATTATCTTTATTATCAGGATCGTCTAACCAGACCTGTAACTTTTCAGCTAAATCTGGATTGTTTAAAATTAAATCATCATTATCTACCACAAAATCAGTTTCTTCTGAGTATGTCATAGTTTGATCAGCTAGTTCAGGATACCTGTATTTTGATTGTATATTGGACATACCTTGGTTATATCTTAATATTTTATCTTGTTCTAACAAAATATTAGATTGTATCTGTTGATACATAAGATCATTCTTTGCTCTTTCTTGATTACCTTTATATTTAGTAATTATACTAAGCACCCTAGGCTCTAATTCGTCTAAGCGTTCTTGTGACTTATCTCTTGCTTTTGTAAAAGAATTAAACATTGATTGATCTGTAGCTGTGTAATCTTTTAGTGGTCTAAAAGTCCCAGCAGTAGACTCAATATTAGTAATGGTTGATTTTAAATCTTTAACCATGTTTCTTATATACATTCCCCTACCAGAATTGTCAGATGCGTATTGAGGAATTAAAGAAGTTGATCGTTCCATAAGATCTTTTACCTTATTCAAATTAGAATATTTTTCTTCTGTTGGCATATTTATAACATCAGAGTAATCAGCAGAAATATCAGAAAATATCTTGGCTGACTTTTCTAAGTTACTTGCCTCATCAGATCTACCGTACCTTCTAAGAACACCAGCTATAACATTTTGATCTCCAGTTGCACGGGCCATGCTAAAATCATCCATCATTTTCTGCCTTTCCAGTGAATCTTCATATCTTTTATCTGCAAGTTGCTGTCTACCAAGTGCTAACTGATTCTGTTGGAATTGATTTACATAACCGGGGAGGTTATCTAAAAAGTCTGCAAGAGGATTGTCGTATCGGGCAGGGCCTAACCGCTGTCTTCTACTGTATATACTTCTAGGGCCGTTTGCCATTTAATACCTCACTTTAACCATACATATCATCATAGTAAGTGCTCATATCGTCTTCATATTCCTTTGCATCTATCCATCTTCCATTAGAGTACACAAAATCAGTTCCTTCAAAGCTATACCTTGCTGAATCCATAGGGTTAGCAGGAGGGTTCCAATTTGAATCTCCTGTGGGAGCTTGCATGTATTGAGTTCCTTGACTTTGATTTCGCACAGTGCCAAACTCAGCACCCTGCCCTATCATACCAGCCGCCTCTCCTAGGGTTTGAGATGCGAAAGCTTTACTGGCATCCTCCGTTGCTTGAGCCATCTGCTCACCAGCTCTTTCTCTTTGTTCTACCTGTGCCTGTTGCACTGCTCCAGAACCTGCAAATCCTGTTCCAGCTTGTGCTTGCTGTGCTTGCTGTGTTCCAGACAATAAGCTGTCTTGAAGACCTTCAGCCATCCTATTAAGAGCTGTAGGATCAAACTGCTCAAATAAAGCCAGTTGTTGAGGGGTTGCTGTTATGCCTGCATCTTGTAAAATGTTTTGTATGTCTCCTACTCCTCCACCGTATTGATATGCAATAAGACCGCCATCTTTCCTACCTGCAATTACATTGGTTTGGTATGGCGACACAGAAAGCAACTCATCTAACAACGCTCCTCTATTGTAACCAACACCAGACTCGGCAGGCCCTTGTTGACTCCTGTAAAGCAAACCTAAAAGGTCTGTATCCGAAGCATCCACACCAGAACTTCCTGCAAAAGTTAGAGGTTCTAAGGGTACTCCAAATTCAGAATCGCCTAAAAATTCTAGCCCTTGAGGCTTGTTAGCTAAAGCCTGAGCAGAGTCCTGAGCCCCACCAATTAAACCAGACAAGCTATCTACGTTAGAAGCGTCCATTGCAGGCAAGCTTTCTAAAAAGGCTTCTTCTGCACCTGATACTGCACTTGGCAAATCAGCAGATGTAGGTCTAAATGATATATCAGTTACAGGTGTAAGAGGTATATTTGATTGAAAGGCTTGTCTTGGCATGTTTCTCATTCCAAAACTTTTTGCCTTTCCAAATATGCCTCCACCGGGAGTCAGTCCAGCCGTAAGACCAGACTTCAAGCCAGACACTATAGCTCTTTCTCCCATACCTCTAGTATAATCCCTACTAGCCTGCTCTACGTCTCTAAAATCTTGTTGACCGAACACCGTTCCTTCTGCATCCACCTTCCTTGTTTTACCTGCACCAATACCTTCACCTGCTCTTCTACCTAAAGCCGTTCCAAGACCAGCCGCCAAAGGTAAACCTAAACCGCCTGTTGCTACACCCAATGCACCTAATGCGGCTGAACCAAGTAAGCCACCAGCTACCCCACCAATACTACCAAACAAACCACCACGTTTTTGTCTCTTGGCTTCTGCTCTTTGTTGAGCCTCTAACTTTTTTATATCGCTTTGTCTTTGCGTAGCTTGAGCAAGCATAGCCGCACCACGACTAGGCTGTCCGCCAGTTTGCATCATTTCCATAAGACTGTTTGAATTACCCATATAAAAGCCTGTTCGATTAGGGCCGGATTTTACAGGTAAATAACCTTTTGACTTTGAGGAATGTTCAATCATGGTATAATTCCTTTGAATTTAATAAAACTTTTAATAAGTATCATATACTTATTGATAGTATAAGATACCAATCCGAACCATCTGCTAGTAAAATAGCTGTATCATTTACTGTATTCATTGTAAAGCTAGTGTCTCCTGATGTATAAATATTATCTTCACCGCTTCTTATGACAATATCTCTAGACCCATTTGCTGGTTTTAAAATTAAAATTTGCCCAGTCGTACCAGCAGTAATAGTGTCTAAGTTATCTGAAGAAGCATCTCCTTGGGTGTCTACTAAATGAAAAGAATGGGTGGCTGTAATTGAACCACTCGCTATTGTTAACTCTGGCCCCCTATTAAAAACAAGCGTATTTGCATTTAATAAACCACTAGCATTTAAATCGCCTTTTAGTTCTAAATTTTTTTCTACAGATAAATTCTTTTCTATGAATTGATTACCATCCGCACTCATATGAGACTTAAACAACTTTCCAAATTGTTTTCTATATAAAGATAGCTGAGAGTTTGATTTTTTTTGTATAGCAGTTTGCCCTTCAAGCATACCATTTAAAGAAGGGATTCCTTCAAACTCAATAGAGCTTTGCTTTGTGTTAATTAACTTCCTTATCTCCCTATCGTTAATAGCCATTAAGTTGACTCTAAATTACGGATAACTCTATATTGAATAGACATATCATTGATTTCAAATACTCCTGCACTTGGAGATACAAATTTAATTTGTATACTTTGGCAAGAAATTGTAGAGGAAGGAGTTAGAGTAACTACGTCCCATTTACCTGAAGTGTCTACAAAATTACCAGTAAATGTGCCTCCGCCATCACCTGAAAAGTTTTGCTTACCGTCTATAGCATATGTAAAAGGAGTAGTTTCTGAGCCGTCTGATTTATAAGTAACGACTACTTTGTAAATCTTTTTTGTCAAACCGGGTACTCCAAAATCTATATCCCTTGTGACAAATCGCTGATTAGTTATAGATTTGCTTATTGGTAAAAACTTTTCAAATACAACAAGAGACCCAGCCTGCCTCCCTGTTGTTAAATTATTATTCCAGTCGGTAATAAAATTTGTATATGTCGTACTGTCTGTAAAAATACCTGTGTGATACACCCAAGCTCCAGTATCAAAATCATACATCCACCCTGTATTAGAATTATTTGTTGAATCATTCGGACTTCTAAACATTAACAAAGAATTGCTTATTGGATCGTAACCCAACATAACATCTTTTAAAAAAGCAGTTCCTCTATACCAATCATTCCATGTAACATCTATATTAGAGTAAGAAGCATTGCTAACAGCAATTTTCCTATCAATAAGGTTTGTCACTCGTGCACCATCATACAAATAGCAACCATCGTCAGAAACCCAAGCAATGCCATTTTTAGTTTTGGCAACGCTAAAAGAAAACTGTACACCGTTGTATTTAATTGTGTCTTCTAAATACCAACTTGCTACACTAGGACTTGCAATATTTATAATGTGAATAATGTTATGTTTAAACGCCAATAGTCGATCTGCAAATGTTTCTAAAGCAACATACTCACCATAGTCACCCTTTGAAACATCAATAAAATTATGACTAAGAAATGTATCAAATTTTCCAATTTCACTATACATAATTCTATCACCATAACGCTTTAACTCACCTGTAGATTCTTTGGTTTTTACATTTGCTATAAAAGCTCTTCTGTTTGCAATAACCGAAGTCTTAAATATCTCATTGGTACCACCTAAAGAACTGAAATGAACATCAGGGCTAAATCCATTGATAGTTGTGTACGTGTCTAAATTAGGACTAGATGCGTTTCCTTCCGCTGGGCCCACTATATAATAACCTTTACCAGACTGATAAGACCAAGAAACGTGGTCTCCATCTAAAGTAGTCCTCACTCCCTTTACAATATCTATATCTAATAGTAAAATTAAATCATCATCTGAGCCAGATGTTCTAGTGTATACCCTAGCACCTGACATACGCCCATTATAACCAACATCGGCATATACAGAAATTCTTAAAGCCTTCCCTCCTGTTGATGTATGCGTACCAGCCACTATATTTGTAGTTTCTTCTCCGTCTCCCATTTTTACAGGTAAAGATTCTTGGTGGCCATCATATACTTTTGTTTGAAAAAACTCATACGTTCCAGCCCCCCAGTCTCCATCCGCTGTCCCATCCGATACTCCAATGTTAAAACCTAACCCCCTAGAAACAACTGGGGTGTCTGCATCTGCGTATACATGAGGGGCAGTCCCTCCAAGCTTTCCTCCATACGACCGAAGAACCGTCATTGGCCCTCCCGTAGATTTTTGAAGAGCTCCAAATATAAACTCTTTTGGATACGTACCTAAAGATTCCCCTATAGTAATCACGTCATTTACATTAAATTGATCGGTAACCATTGTCGGATTAGTATCTTCAAGAGCTATGACGTCAATTCTTCTTACTGTAATATTGTCAAAATCAGCATGCTGTCCGCTTGTTGTAGATTCTACTTTTAAATGAAGATAAGCAGTAGAAGAGCCATCTGCATGATAAGGTGCTGTTAATGTATTGTTATTGACACCACTTGAACTAATAGAACCAGAAGCAGAGTTACTATCATAAGAAGTTGAAGCACTTAAAGAAACAGAACCGTTAGCGTTGCTACTAGAGGCCAGATCAAAGCTTACTTGATATCGTTTATTGGCAGTTAAAGCTAGTCTTAAATAAACGCTACCATTTGCGGTTGTGCTATTCGTTAATACACCAACACCACTACTAACAACAAATGTAGCATTACTAGCTGTAAAGCCGTCACTATCTATTAATGTAGCCCCACCATCCCCATTGGTTCCTCCAAAATCTATAACATCATCGGCATCGTCTAATGCATTTCCTAAAAAAGTTTTGACATCTGTATTTAAAAAACCAGAAAAACCTGTATTATTTGCCCTAAATCTTAAATCGGTAGATGTTTTCATTGCAAAAGCAACACCTCTATTGTCGCTATAGTAATTAGTCGCATCTGTATTATCGTGAGGGTCGTCACCAAGAGTTGGATTAGTGCCACCGCTACCACCTGTATCAGCAGAGTTTACATAGCAATAAGAAAAAATACCATGAGCAGTTTTTGGTGGGTATAAAAAATTCCTAAAAGCTTGCCAACCAGAAAAAGTCATACCCGGAGTCCCGGAAGAGCCAAACTGCTGTCGCTGAATATATCCATACCACATAATATGAGAATTATTTAACTCATTTATATTGCAAATTCTAACCGCTTCGTCTACAAAATAATAAATATATTGTGCATCATCACCCGTCTTTGTAACATGAACTGCTTCAGTTGTCCAACCACCATCATCATCTCCTGAGCTGTTATTAGAATAATCCGTAGCTGAATTATTAGACCACACATCAATGTTGTTTGCACCGTCCACGTCCCCTAGTGCAAGCAATTTATCACCCGGTTCTCTAATAACTTCTATTTCTGGGTCAGTACTGCCGGCAGAGCTTTCGTTTGTCAATGCAGAACCTTTTAGAGAGTAATACACATCCCCTGTACTACCTAAAGCAGTACCATCTGTAGTAATATCTATTACTGTGTAAATACCATTATTGCTAGCGGTTCCAGTAACTTTGATGATGTCACCAATCTTAATAAGATTTTGAGTAGCGGAATCATCAGCGGTATAAATGGTACTGTTACCATTATCCGTACCACCCTTTAACAACATGTAACTTGACGAAGGAGTAGACATATTTAACTTACTCTATCCGGGTAAATCAGGAATATCAGCAGGTATGTCAGGAGTTGTTTGGACACGAACAAAACTAATATTACCATTACTTGTCCCAATCGTTAAGGCTGTTCCGCTTTTTGTTTCTGTAATTGTTTGGTCTGCGTTTTTACTGTGGTCAGATTCAAAGTAATATAAACCATAACCTCCGCCACCTAATATATTAGCTGTCCTCGTAACAAAATGCTCCGTAAGAGGAGTAGAGCTTGTATCACCATCAGAATCAGCGTTTTTATCGTATAAACCGCCTATAGTTTTTATCTTCCCCAACGCATCTATTGACATGTTCTCAATAAAAGAGTATTCGTTTTCTCGCAAATCCCTAGGGTCTTTACGATTGTTCATACCACCAGACCAATCCCGTATTGTATAAAACTGTTTAGGCATTACTTAGAACCAAATGCTTTTGAGAAAAACCCTTTCTTTTTCTTTTTACCTTTTTCTGCGAGCTTCTTCTTCTTCTTTTTCTTTTTCTTAATTTCGCTATAGGAATACCTGTCTTGTTCGTGATACTCTGGATACACAGAACTTGACAAAGCGACTACTATTAACATTGTCATTAATTTTCTCATACTACTTACCCTTAAATACATTTTCTAACATATCTGTCATTACATCAACAAGCTTTTCAAAAAGCTCTTGCTCTTTCTCTTCGTTGATCCAAGGTATGTTTACTTTTTCATTAATCTTCGTTGCTAACGTTTCTGTAAACTCATCAGAAGATAAATGCTTTAATGCTTCATCCTGCATTTTTTCTGCTTGATCTTCAGCTAACTTTACTAACATTGATTTAATGTCCATTTAAGACTCCTTCATTTTCTTAGTTTTTAATACTAAATAATATATATTAATTGCAAACATAATACACATTAATATACCAGATATTATATCTGTCCAGTATACTAAACCTAAACTGGTGCTTATCCCACTTACCTTTAAACTATCCATTATTTCTCAACCTATTTAATTTTTTAGTGTCTGCCATTTATTCTGCTCATAGAGCCTTTTAACTCTGATACTTGATTATCTAAGTCATTTATTTCTTTTGTAATTGCATCAAATTTACGATCTAATTTATCATCTGAAGTGTTCCATCTACCGATTAATTTTATTATCATTCCTTCCATGTTTTCCAAAGTTTCAGACTGTCCTTTGTTTTCGACTTTTAAATTCTCTAGAACCTCTTGTTGCTTTGCTGACTTATTAGACAAGGATATAACAAGATATACGAACATCGCACCAACTACACCAATCATACCAGCTTCGCCATATATTGCCATAAAATCCATCCTTACTCCTTAATGCACTTTAAAAATTGTTTAATTATTCTTTCAGCAATTTGCGTATTACCGTAATTCCTTGCAAGCATTACAAGAGCCTGTTCTCTTTTTATTGACTCTTGCTTTTCACTCATTTCTTTTTCTTCTTTTTTCCCCAGCTTAACGGGTTAATGTTAAATTCTTTTTCGTAGAAAGCTAACTTTTCTGCCAGCTCTTCTCTTTCAGTCCTTTCTGCCAAGATATGTTTATCAACCAAATCCCTAATCTGTTCATCTGCAACAACAACCTTATCCTCCAGTGCAACCAATCTAGACTCAATACGCCAATAACCATATACGATCCCAGCAATAAGTAAGATGATCTGTCCCAACCATTTAATATTAAGGGAAATGACAGCATTATCATCAATAATACTGCCTCGATAACTTCTAGCTGTTTTAGGCTTATCATTCATCTATCTCTTGTAGTTTTACCTGTGTGCTATCTACTGACTTATCAAGGGCATACCCCATGATAGACCAACCTTCGCATCCTGCAATACTAATCAATATAAAGGTAGCGAACAGAAATATTGTAAGACGTAGTCGGTTTTGTGTAAACAACTTTAAAGTCTCCATTTTTATATTTTTTAATCTTTTTATTCATAACACCATCCACCATGCAATACCTGTTTCTACAATTAAATCAGCCGCAGTATTATACGCCCATCTTTCCTTTGTGTTATACGGCTTGTAATCCTCTACAATCCATTCAAAAATTTCCCATAGCACACCTATAATAAACACTCCCATTACGCACCAAAAATCTGTCCAACCCAGCCATTGAAATATCTTACAAAAAAATGCACCAGCGGCTAAGTGATACGAAGTCCATCCATCTAGTTGACCTGTGCGGTACTGCCATGACACTAACTTTGTTAAAGGGTTTTTCATAATTCTGTTATTATATTGTTTACTATTTTATGTTTTCCAACTATCATTCTTCCTTTTCCTCCGCCATGTTCATCATCGCATTTGTCAACATATGCCTGTTCAATCGTATTCCAATTATCGCTACGCTGTATTACTTCACCATTGAATACAAGAAAATATGTTTTACTAGCAGGATAAGTCAGGGTCTCTGATGTACCATCTGGATACTTCCTTGTCCTAACTGCATTAGGAGTTGTATTCCTATACAACTTCAAATCGTGACCCTGAGAACTTTTCCTTATAAGCATTAGTCTTCTTTAACCTCTTCAGATTCTAATGATTGTTTTAACATATTAACAAATCCATCGTGACCAACTTTTAATTGATCTGCAATAAAACCATTAGATGCTTGTTTGTTTTGTATGTCTTTTATATGATGTACCATTATTTTCTGTTCGTCAGTTAAATCCCCAATGATATACTCTTTACCATCAAGATTAATAACTGGCTTTTCTTTTTCTTTTTTAGCCATTATTGACTCCTTGTTTGTTATTTATTTTCTAATTCTTCTACTCTTGCAGATAGCTCTTGAACTGCTTTAATTAAAGGAAAAATGAGATTTCCATAAGTTAAAGTTTTTATACCGCTTTCTTGAGTAGGTGCATAAGTTTCTGCATTTCCAATACCATGCTTTGCAAGGGCCTCTTCAACTTCTTGTGCAATCAACCCAACTTGTGTTTCTGTTGGGTCTTCTAATCTTTTTACTCCATCCTCATCCCATTTACTATCTCTTATTTCATCTGGAAAATCTGCTGGATTTTTATACAGATATGTTTTCAACTGTAATTCTTTAATAAAATCAACACCTTTTAAATCATAATCTGCTATATCTTTCTTTGTTCTTTCATCAGATGAATAAGCAGTAATGCTTGTAACTTGTGCTTTTATCGCTGATATACTGGTATTACCTAATGCTATTTCATTATTACCAGTTCCTGTTACACCTTGACCTAGTACAATTTGGTTAGTTCCACTATTTGCTGATGGGTCTGCACCAGAACCAATTATAACATTATTTGTTCCTGTCGTAATGACATCTCCGCTATTATATCCAAGAGCCGAATTTCCATTTCCTGTTGTTACGTTTCCTAAAGAATTTGAACCAACTGCTGTACTTCCTGTGTGAGCATTGTTTCCAATAGAGCCTAATGCAAAATAACCAACAGCAACATTTTTATCTTGTTGAGCAGTACCTCCACTCATTGCTCCAACTCCAATAATAACATTTTGAGCTGAAGAATCATGATTAATTGATTGACCAGCAGTTTTACCTATTACAACATTTGAACCCTCCGCACCATCAGCAGATTTAAAAGCATCATACCCAATAACTGTATTGCCATCCCCCGTAGTTAGTGCTAACCCAGCTTGGTAACCTATGGCTACGCTTTCAGCCCCAGACGTAAGAACTCTGAGTGCTTTGTATCCAACAGCAACTGTTCCACTAGCAGTACATTGTTGCAATGAACTAGCTCCTACAGCGGTATTACCATCTCCACAATTTCCCGATTCCAATGAAAAAGCCCCAACGGCAACATTATTTGCTCCATCATCAGTTCCACTTAAAGACCTATCTCCCAAACCTGTATTGCTAGAGCCAGTTGTAAGAGCATCCATAGAACCAAATCCAACGGAAGTGTTTGAGCCTCCAGATGTAAGTGCAGTAAGGGAGTTGTAACCAATAGCTATTGTGCCAGATTGAGCATTTGCACCAGTAGAATTAAGAGCATTAGAACCTATTGCTATATTATATTCAAGGTGATCTGTTCCAGCTAAAGTTCCTCCTGTTAAAGCATCATTTCCAATTGCAATGTTATGTTTTACTTCTCTATTAGTAGCACTTACTGTTCCATCTTGTTTAGCACTTCCTAATGCACCATTACCAATAGCAATATTGTATGATTCATCATCAGCAGAAGTGTTAAAAGTTGCTCTTCCAATAGCTATGTTGTTACTTCCTGTTGTTAAACTTGCAAGAGTAGACCTACCAATCGCTGTGTTATATGAACCTGTAGTAATATCATCAGAATTAAATGAGCCAACAGCGGTATTCTGTTGTCCACTTGTCTGTGATTTTAGAGCATAGTATCCAAAAGCCGTAGTGCCATCTCCATTACCACTCGTAATTGAACCAGCCGACAATGCACCAACTGCTGTTACTTGAGAGCTATTGTAGGCATTTCCTGATGACTTTCCAATAAACACATTGCTTGAGCCTGTGGTCATATTGATTCCTGCATACGCCCCTATCGCCACATTATCTATGCCATCTCTAATTAATTTTAAAGCTGAAAAACCTACTGACGTATTATCACTATTACTTTGGTCAGCAAGTCCCCCCATTCCAGCCCCATATCCAACGTGAGTGTTTCGACTTCCTGTTACATTGTAAAAACCAGCAAAGGTTCCCAACCCCGTATTAAAATCACCTGTTGTGAGCTTATTTCCAGCGGCATGACCGAAAAAATTATTATCTACACCCCCATCTGCTATTGCTAAACCAGCGTATGCACCAAATAAAGTATTTCCACTTGTACCATCTGAGCCACCAGTGCCTCCACTATCATTATTACTAAGTGAGATTCTGGAGTTGGTATCTACAATAAAAGACTTATCAGTACTACCATTAACCCTAATAAACATTCTATCAGTACCTTGATCGTAAGATAATACACCTTTATCAGCATCATCAGCATCACCAAATAAAATTTGTCCATGACTTGAAGTTCCACTTAAGA